AAGTGTCGGCCAAGTCAGCAATGGCGCCAGTCCCCTTGATGTCCAGCTTGCCCGGCATTTGGTATTCGTTCTCACCCTTTCTGGGGTGAGCGATCAGGAAGATGTGAACTGGGTACTGGTTTTTGAAATCGCAAAGCTTGTCGACGAATTCTTTCTGGCCGTTGTAGTCATCCAGATCCAGCCCTACCTTGAGCAGGGAGTCGATGACGAAGATCCGGATACCATACCGCTGGTGCGCATATTCGAAAACCTCGAGCAATCGCTCGGCCTTCGCTGTGCCGGTCAGGCTGAAGAGCCAGAGCTTGTCCCTGTACCATGCGTGGGTCTCTTTGATCAGCGGAATGGTCATGTCACGCTTGCCAGAAGCCTGCCTGTTTAAACGGCCCAGCAGATTCTTGATTGGCATCTCACCTGAGAATACGCAGGCCCGGTGGCCCTGAGCGATGCCGGCCAGGGTCTCCTGCATAACCATCTGACTCTTGCCGTGGCCGTTGATCCCTGTGATGAGCGTCAGCTCGTGCCAGCGATGGAGCACCTTGCCCCTGATGTCTGAATAGGCCGGATCGAAGCCCTCTTGACCCGGGTCTTTCCCCAGATGGCGGTCGATCATCTCGCGCTCAAGGTCTGCAGCCTGCACGAGCTCGACTGGATCAAACCTTTGCGCTCCTCTGACGGCTTCCATCGCCAAGCGTTTGGCGTCAGCCGGCTCGCACGATATCAGCATCAGGTTGGCATCCTCGTAATCGCCAGTGTCTACCAGCAAGCAGCGATTGCTGCCGAGCCTCGCGATGACCTCGTTCGCGCCCTCCTGCCCGGGCTCATCCATGTCGAAAGCCACGTAGATCTCGTCGAATTGCGCCAACCGATCGTACTCCGCCTCAATCCACGTCATTCCCTGCGCGCCGTTCGGCACGCTCAGCGCAGGATATCCCATCTGGTGCCAGCTCATCGCGTCGATTTCGCCTTCGCAAATGATCACAGCACGCTCATTGCTGATCGCCTGCCACCCGAACAGGGTCTTGGTGTCGCTGTTTTTGATCACCCGCATTTTCTTTTTGTCGTGGATGTTCCGGATCTTGCCCATCACCAGCTCGCCGTCGCGCACGCTGGGAAACAATGCCTCCGCCGGCGATGTCGAGTACACGTTGAACGCCTTGATCGTTTCCGGAGTCAGCCCACGCTCGCCTTGCAGCCAGTCATAGACTTCATCGGATCGCTGGTGCTCCGGCCACTCCGGTGGATCAGGTTTTTCCTCGGCCGGTGCTGCGCTCTTCAGCACAACGCTGGAGTCGTGCAGCCCGTACACGTTTTTGATCTCCTCCATCGCCGCCTTGACGTCGATGCCGTAGACCAGGCCCCAGAGGTCAAGCAGGTCTCCGCTGTCCCCAGTGGCGAAGTCTTTCCAGACGCCGGCTTTGCTTCCAGTCAGGTGAACCTTCAGGCTCTTGCCAGCTTCGCCGCTCAGGCTGCCGACCTCCCACTCCTGGCCAACCCGCTTGCCGTTAGGGAACAAATCCATCGCCACCCGCTCAGCATCTCTGGCGAGCACCTCTGCTAAATCTCCAGCCTTCATTTCAACGCCTCCTCCATCAGCCGCATCATGTCATCCTTAACCTTGGCGGTAGATGCGTTGTATGCGTCATCGAAGTGATGATTCGGGCCGAAGAACGTCGCCGCCTCTTTGACGAATTCAGTTCCCGCTGATTTACCCTGCGAAACATGGGCCTCATATCGCTTAACGCCGGCAATGATGAGATCGGGATCGACCCCCTCCTTCATGCGTGCATTCCAAGCTTTTTCCGCCGACCGTCGATTGTGTGACTTGTGTCGCTTTGGCATTGCGGCGAAAGCCTCCTCGAATTTATCTGCCTGCAGGATCGACTTGGGCTTAGCCGCAGGCGGATTTCCTATATTCTTTTCTTTCTTTTCTTTCTTATCTTTCTTCTTTGTGTACCGTCTGCTGTCCGTCTGCTGTCCGTCTGCTGTACCGTCTGCTGGTAGGTCTGTTGTATCGTCTGCTGTACCATCGCCCTGAAATCTCTCGAAATTACATATGGTTATGAGCGTTGTCAGGTGTCCTGCTTCTTGTACTATCATTTCTTCCTCTTCGAGGTCTTTTAGAAAGCGTCTTACCTTGCCTCTGGACCACCGCCAACGCTGCGCCATCGTCAGCTGAGACAGGCCGCACTGGCCCCGCTTCACGCGGACCTTGTTGCCGCGGACCCTAAAAGAATGATCTTTGAATGCAGTGAACATCAACAAGTCAACCCATGCCTGGCCGCGAGAAAATGGCTCCTCGTTCCAGATCTGTGAATCCTTGAGGGCTCGGCTCAGCTTGATGTAGCCGATCGACATGAGGTCAGCCCTTTGACTTGTTGAGCTTTTCTTCCTCGAGGACCAAGCGAATGCTTTGCAGATCCTCGCTCGCCGGCTTCCCAGTTTCGCCGGAGCGGATACGGTGGACGGTTCGGTATTCGACTCCCGACAGCCTGGCCATCACTGAAGGCGGCATTTTTGTTTTGCGCAGCATCACGAGCGTATCGTGAGTGAAAGTTTCCAGTTCGATCTTCATATTACCCTCTTCCAAATTTGACAATGCGCATAGCGCGGATTTGTCATCTTAATCTCTTGATAAAATGCAATGCAAGCTGTATCTTTAATTTCCCATTAACGAAAGCGACGAGGAGAAAGTCATGGCAAAAGCTGCCGACACCCCCGATCCCACCAATGAAATCCAAGTAGCCGAACAGGCCACGCAGATCCCAGCCACCATTGCGCCAGAGAAGCCGTCTCAGCAACTGATGATGCTGATCAACGGCACTGTGCAGGCTGAAGGCAGCATAGATAAAGAGATTCTCAAGGATCTCTGGCAAATGCAGAAGGAGGCGCGACAGCTGGATCAGAAGCAGGAGTATGAGGAAGGCATGGCGATCTTTGCCAGCCTGAAACGCACGATTGGCAAGAACCGAGATGGCCACGTCAACTCCTATGCGGACTACCCGCAGCTGGTAGAGACCATCACCCCATGGCTGGCCGCAGGAGGCCTAAGCTTCAATCATAAGCAGGACGCACCAGTGATGGCCGAGGACGGCCGGATCGCATTTGTCATGGTGCATTGCTACATCTCGCACAAAGGCGGACACACCAGCGAGCCGCACTCTATGCCGGCAATCCCTGACTATGAGAACCGAAACGCCAAGGCGCTGTCGCCGTCTCAGCAGCTGCAGGCAGCCGTCACATACGCTGAAAGGCAGACCCTGAAGATGGCTCTGGGTGTCGCTGAGGGCGTTGACGGCGAACTGGATCAGGATGCATTGACAGGAGAGCCCTCTGCGAAAGAGATGGTTCAGAAGAAAGAGCCGGCGAAGAAACCTGCGGCGAAAGGCAAAAAGGCTCCTGCCAAAAGCGACGAGCCCAAGGCCACCGCAGCTCAGATCAAGATGATTCAGGGCAAGGCCAACAACGCCGGCGTTGACGTCGAGGGCGAGTTTGGGCCTCTCGAAAGCGTTCCCAGACCCAAGGTTAACGAGGTTCTGAAATGGATCGAAGAGCAGGCTGACAACTGATATGACCCTAAAATTTGAAGAAGAGGGGCACGTCTACACCTTTGACGGCGAGGTTGTACCGTCAGTCACTCAGATGCTTGAGCCCCTGTACAGCTACACAGGAATCCCTCAGCACGTTCTCATGGCCGCCGCAGATCGAGGTACAGCAGTCCACCTGGCCTGCGAGTACCACGATAACGGCGAGCTGGGAGAGGTCGAGGAAAGCCTGCAAGGGTACATCGATGGCTGGATACAGTTCATTGAGGATACAAAATTCGAAATCGAGCTGGTCGAAAACCAAATATTCCACCCGTTATATCGATACGCTGGAACGATCGACAGAGTTGGGAATTTGGCTGGCCGTCGAGTTGTGCTCGACATCAAGACGACCAAAAAACTAATGCCGGTCGCTGGGCCGCAGCTTGCCGCATATCTGGAGGCCTGGAACTACAGCAACCCCGATTTCCAGGCGGATGGCAGGTACGTTGTCCAGCTGAAAGATGATGGCACCTATGTGATGCACGAGCATGATGACGCAACAGACCTGCAAATATTCATGTCGTGCATTTCGATAATGCGATGGAGGAAAAAGCATGTTGGATGAAGACAACAGAAGGCTTTATCAAGAGACAGTCGAAAGCTTGCTGGACGTG